TCAGACAATTGGCTTTTGCGCCGCAAAGCCCGCCCCATAGCGATCCGACAACTGGGCCACTTCCACAATGTCTCCGCTGAGCACCGCATCTGCGGCTTGGTCGCTGGTGCTATAGATCCAACTCGGGGCAGTGACCTGTCGCTCCCGCAACAGCGTGGTACCGCGTAAGATTCGGATCCGGTAGGCCTCTTGCGTCTCCCCCAATGGGATTTCGGCCAGATCCCAACTGTCACCCTCTACCCGACTGCGGCGGATCCAGCTCATTGAGATATCATCGCCCAGCCTCCCATCCAGCCGCAGATGCACCGGCGCATAGGGACGCAATCCATTGCCATCAAAGGCCTCCACCCGATGAACATAACTCGGATCCTCATAGCCGCGCCGTGCCGGTCCAATCCGGTAATGGCGGGCAATTCGCCGCTGCGCCAAAGTCAGGTCCACCTGGGAAAGACTTCCATCCAACAGCACCACATAGGATCCTTCCGGCCACAGAGCAGGTATCAAACCATCGCTGCCCAACTGACCGCGCAGACGGTGGCGCAGCATATAGGTGTTTTCCGCAACCAGTTCAGCCTCACGGAATTGGAAGATCTCCCAATTGTCGCGGCTGCCATCGCCGATGGCCACGGCATTGGCCCCATTCAGCACCGCCAGCGCATCGCGGCTTTGCAACGCGCCAGAGATCAGTTTCACCTGCAGGTCAGCGCCGAGATCCCAGCGTCCCACTGCAGCAGAAGCCAGAGCAGTTTCTGTCACGCCAATAGTCCTACGCGCTGCAATGATCTGCGCGAGGCGATAGTCAGAATCGCTGCCCGATTCATAAAGCGCCACGGTTCCGGGCCAAGGAGAGGCCGTCACCGCAAGACGCGGCGCATGGGGCACCTCTTCGCCGGTCAGCAACGGCAAATCCATAAACAGCGGCAAAACAGGCAGAGGCGGCTCAAAAGCTTGACCACTGGGCAGGGTTTCAGGCGACGGTGCAGGCAGGTAGACCTCTGGGTCGATACGCACGGCATCGACGATCTGCGCCGCCCCAAGCTCCATTCGGTCCAACCGGTAACGCTGCGGGCCTGCGGGGCCTTCCAAGGCCCCAGCCCCGGACTCAGCAGATGATCCAGAAGAGAGGTCAGCAGGCAGCGTGATAACGTCCCCCACCCCAAGGTGCAGCTGCGATGGCGGCAGAACAAATCTGGCGGTATCGCGGGAGACCCGTGTCTCCGCCAACCAGCGTTCAACAATCTGACGTGCTTCGCTTTGTGTAAGCACGAGAGCGAGTTCGCTGGTGTTTACAGCATGGGTATCCTCATCGGGTAAGACCGCTTCCACAGCTCCAATTTCATACCCAGCCCCCCATTCGATGAACCGCAGGCGCACCCGCCCGGCCAATTCGGCCTCTGCCTCCCGGATCAGCTCAATCGCGCCTTCCGACTCCTCATCTTCAACCAGGTTTTGCGCTGTCAGGGTCTGATCGCTGTCACCTTGGCGCAGGCGGAACACCAGAACCCCATTGCGCTCAATGGTGTCAAAGCCGAATCGAAGGCTCAGCGGCTGTAGTGCTGCGCGGGCAGGCGCCACCTCGCTGAGGGCAAACCCATGTACGATCCCATAAAGCCCGGAGACATCAATCCGGGTCTGCCCGGCCTCTGCACAAATCTCGCGCACGACAGAAGCCAGACTGCGCTGCCCGGCCCGACCATTGAGCCAGTGCCCGCGCAGATAGTTCTCGCCATCGCTCCAGACCGCATCCAGATTTGGAAAGGCAGGAAAGGGGCGCGCATCCCAGGCCCAGACATAGGCGTTGCTCATATCCAGCATCCGCCCGTCATATTCGCTGGACATAGGGTTGTTTTCCTCCTCGCCCCAATAGCCCAGCACTGCCCGCAGATATTGCATCTGTATCAGATCATCACGCTGCCCATTGGAGTAGCGCGGCAGTTGCGATTCTGAACTCTTGGGGTCGAGAAACTTATTGGGCTGGTTTGTCCCTTTATCAATCGCCGCGCAGCCTAATTCGGTGAACCATATTGGCTTCTTTTGCGGCTGCCAGGCCGTTGGCTGGGCCTGACGAACCCCGTCTAGGCGTTCATAATGCTGGTTGCTCCACCAGTTTCTCAGATCTTTGTAGCGCCAGACCCAGGGCTCATCGTGGGCCCCATCGGTAATCGGCGTTCGTATCTGCGCCGCAGCCGCCTCGGCTGAGTGGTAATACCAATCATAGCCCTCGCCGCCTTCCACATTGGCGCGCAAATACTCCAAATCATAGATGCTGGGCACCCCGGCTGCGCGATCCAGATGATCCACACCATCGCGCCAGTCAGATAGCGGCATGTAGTTATCAATGCCAATAAAGTCGATATTGGCATCAGCCCAGAGCGGATCCAGATGGAAGTAGCGGTTTCCCTCCGGGCTTTGATAGCCCCAATATTCGGACCAGTCGGCGGCATAGCTAATCTTTGCTTCCGGCAGCAGCAGACGCACCTGGGCTGCGAGATCCCGCAGCGCGGTGACAGCAGGAAACCCGTTGGCCCCGCGGATCTGGGTCAGGGCGCGCATCTCGGAGCCAATGCAAAAGGCCGCAACCCCGCCGGCCGCCGCACAGAGCGCCGCATTGTGTAGGATAAACCGCCGCATCCCCCAGTCCGGCCCGCCACTGTAGGAGACCTGGCCAGGCGTTACGGTATAATCAGCGGCCGTGGCGTGGCCCATAAAGGCGGCGAGTTCAATATCCGCTGTCGCGGTCTGATCCGGTGTAGCCGCCTGCCCGGGTGCCTTTGACAGCGTGATGCGCCCACGCCAGGGCAGCGGCGGTTGGCTCTCTGCATCACTCCAGGGGTCAGGCAGATCATTACCCGCGACCTGGTCCATCAAGATAAAGGGGTAGAACATCACCCGCTTGCCAGCGCCGTGAAACGCCTCAATCGCCTCGATCACCGCTGCATCCGCAGGGGTGCCGCCATAAAGCGCCCGCCCCTCACTATCGACCGGCACCAGATCGGCACTCGCCCGGGTTTCGCCGCAGACCCGCCAGGGCATGGGAATACCCTCAGCCTGCCTTTGCTCCACTTTGGGTTTGATCTGGCACTGCCCACAGCGCAGGTCATCCCCGAACCACGACACAATCAAAGAAGTTGCATCGCAGCTTGGCAACTCAGCAGAAAGTGCCGAGAGCGAAGTCTCAAAATCGCTTGACCCAGATGCGGTATGGCTATTGCCGCCAACCGACTGCCCAGGGCCGACCCCATAGTGCACAGCTGTGGTCGCCAGAGCATATTCCCCGGTGCCCGGCATTAACGCCACCCCTTTCACCAACTGGCCAAGGTCCAGGTCATAATCCGGGCTGCTGGCCTGCTCTGGGCGCACCACCTCAAAGGAGAACTGCGGAACCCGGTTACCAAAGCTCTCCAGCGCGAGGTTTTCAAAGACCACATAGGCTGTCCCTCGATAGCCGGGCACCTCACCCGCCCCTTCCACTGCCTCCATCAGAGGATCAGGTTTCTGGTCCTGGGTTCCCCGGTAGAGGGTCATGTTCAGATCCCGCGGCGAGACCTCCTCCCCATCTGCCCAGATACGGGACACCGAGGCGATCTCTCCCTGACACAGAGCAATCGCCAGGGAGACCGTATAGCTGTAGCTGGTGGTCTGGGGCTGGCTTGGGGCCCCTTTTCCGCCCCCAGTCACAGTGGCACTCTCGGCAAATTCACTGGCCCAAATCACCTGACCACCGATGCGGGTTCGACCATAGATCTGCGGGATCGGCGCGCCCTGCCCGGCCTCTGTAAGGCGGAACCGATCCACCCGCCCGGTCTCTATCGCGTCAGATCCCGTGCCCAATAGCCGATCATCAATTGCCCGCCCCAGGGTGGCACCAATGGCACGCCCTATGGCAACGCTGGACAGCCCGGCCACGGTACCGCCAATCGAACCGCCAATCGCGGCACCCGCCGCGGAAAGCACAATTGTTGCCATCAGATCTGCTCCTCAGGAAAGGAAAACCGCGCCACAATGCGGCGTCGCCAGGGGGCGGTCAGAGCGCTTTCCACCACGCCGTGGCCGCTATAGGCATGAATAAAACTCGCGCCCCGCGCGCCATTCTCGCGGCTAAGCTGGGACTGCACGCCCAGATGTTTCGCCACTGCTCCGGCCCGCATGCGAAACAACAGCACATCCCCCAAAGCCCCCTCGTTCAGAGGCTTCGCCACAAGATGGGCCCGGGCCGCCTGCCAAAGCCTCTCTTCTCTTTGCGGTTCAGACCAATCCATCGAATAGGCTGGTGGCATTTCAGGCTCTTGGGTGAACCGCGCGCGCCAGATCCCACGGATCAAGCCCAAACAATCACAGCCCCCGCCTCGGCAACTGGCCTGATGCAAGTATGGCGTTCCGATCCATCGTCGTGCCTCTGCGACGACTGGGTGACAGGGATCCCTCCCCGTAATCTCGCCGCCAGGGCGCTCTGGAGCCATCATCTGCGGCTTCCCCCTGTCAAAGAGCCGCTCGCCTTGGGCACTGCCATAACCCAGTCTTCTCCTGGGATGTCGGGAAAGCCCTGAAAGTTGATCAGGTTGTTGAACTTCAGGCGACAGCTCTGCATGGATTTGTCACAACCCGGCTCTAGGCGGATAAGATCGCCCGCCGCCAGCCCACCGCGCAGGGGCTCCCATAGGGTGATAAGGCGCCCGCCCCCGAGGTCCTGATCGCGCTTAATGCTGCCCCACAGCCCTGCGGCCGCGCCACTGAGCACTGAGAGACGACCGGCAGTGAACCAGGCCTGTTCAAACCCTTCCAGACTCTGCCACTGATACGCCCCCTGTTCCGTCACTGTCTCCACCACGCCCTCAAATACATAGCCCGGGGTGGCAAGATCAAAGCGGCAATTGCCATCGCCCAGAACCGCCGTACAGGGTTTCTGATAGATCCGCCCCAGGGGCTGGTTCAGCGCTTCAGTGAGGCCGCGCAGTTCGGCCTCAAAGGCACCACCTGCCCGCTGCAACTCGCCAAGAGTGCCACGAAATTGCAGCCAACGCTCATCAGGGTTCTGCCAGTTCACCAGCCAACAGCTCAAATCCGCCCCGTCAAAACGCCCGGCCAAAATATCCTCCTCTTTCAAGGCGGCGTCACTCAACGCTCCCTGGGCCGAGGAGTTGTCGACCGAAAGCCCGGTTGTCTGTAACAACCTTCGCGCGCTGAGCCCGGACCCGGCTGCAAATTGCCAGCCCTCAAAGAACAGATCCAGATCATGATCGGTAAAGCCGAGCTGGGTTCCGTCGCGGCGTGTTAGTCCCCAACAGCGTGCCAGAGTGGTGACACCAGTGCGTGCATGGGCCCATAGTCCCTGAGCTGCTTGCTCCATCAGGCACGCACCTCTACCACCGGAACATTGGGCACATCCCCAGCCTGAAAAGAGGCCACGCTGGTCAGGATCCGATCCGTGTCGAACCGCACGGGGACATCAAATTCAAATCCTGCAACCACCTCAATTCCGTTTTCAGGAGGGTGGCTCAACACGACCATGCCAGTGGTCGGATCCAGCGTGAAATCAATGCCTTCCTTGATCTCTTCCTGCCCCAATCCCAGGCGCACTGTGCCGTCGACGGGCTTGGCGATAGGCCTGGGATAGATGCTGTCGCCCGAACGGTAGCTTTTCAGCAGCTGGAACCCAGTTTGCACCCCATCGCCCAGCCCAATGACCTGATCTCGAAAATCCACTTCCGCTGTGGGGCGGGCGGATTTGTAGTCAGACCAATCCTTCCAGCGAAACCCAAAGATCTGCCCCTGGCGGGCCTCAAAGAAAGCAATCAGTGCCTCGATATCATCCAAAGAACGCAGTCCAAGTCCTGCATCATAGCGGCGGCGCGAATGCGCCCAGGGGGTGTTGCGCTCCTCAAAGCCATTGGCCAGGGTCACCACATCAGTACGCCGTTCTGGCCCACCGACAGATCCAAAGCTGAGTGAGGCCGGAAATCTGATTTCATGAAAACTCATGGGCGCAGGCCCTCCTAACGATTGCGATTGCCACGGCTCAATGCCCGCGACAGCTGGGCGGCAATCTGGCCCCGGCTGCGCTCAAAGCCCTGAACATCAGGGGTGCTGACATTCATCACCACCGTGGTGCCGCCGCCCCCCGGCGCGCGCACCCCCAGGCTGCCGTCGGAGCTGCGGCTTAGTGGAAGAATGGCCTCAGGGCCGGCCTCCCCCATCAGCCCGATCCCGCCACGCATGGGAAAACTGGTGGGGGCGCTGACCACGCCGCCGCGGGCAAAGGGCACCACCCGGCCCTGGGAAAAAGCCGCACCATCTGCAAAGGGCAAAATCCCGCTGATAAGATCCCCAACCCCGCTGGAAATCATTCCCCCGACATGATCGGTGATGGGGCGAATTGCAGCGTTATAGGTGGTTTTCACCAGCGAGCGTGCCAAACCATCCAACGCTGAAGAGAGACTATCCCCATCAAAGACCACCTGTTCAAAGGAGCGCCGCAAACCGCGCGACAGCCCCCTTTCCAGAGTCTCCACATCTTTTCCGGTAGCCTCAAATGCATCGCGCACCCGGCGCAGTTCTGATTCAAAACTGGCGGCCATCCCTGCGGCATCGCCCAACGTGTCGCCAAGCGCCCCGCTTTGCAGTTCCAAAGCGGCAATGTCACGTGTATCAGCCATGATACGATCCTTTGTGAAAAGGCCTGACCACCTGTGGGTCAGGGCCAGAAAAACTGGACCCACAAGAACAATCACCCAAGTCCAAGGTCAGGCTCCCTCTGGTCAGGGAAGCGGCGCATCAAGGCCTCTAACCCGCTGCGATCCAGGCTGGGCACCCCATGGGCAGCCCCGAGTAGCAAATGCAGCTCGATCGGAGTGAGGTCCCAGAATATATCAGGGCGCATCTGGAGCCTGGTCAGGCCAGCCCGCATCAGCCCCGGCCAATCCAGCCCGCTCATTCGCAGGCACTTGTGGTGGGCTGGCTCGTTGCGGTCGGCAAGGAAAAACTGCGCGCCAAAAGCTGTGCGGCGACCCGGGCCGCCTCTACGGCTCCCCCGGCAATCTCGGCTTTGCCCAGGTCCAGGTTTTCCAGGTCATGGCCGCCCCCCTCCAGCCCTGCGGTCAGCAAGGCGAGAATGTCCGTTGCCGAAAAGCGCCCCGTTTCAAAGCGCTGCACCAGCGCCACCAGAGTATCCTCGCGCAACTGGCTCTCCAGCCGCGCCAAAGCGCCAAGACTGAGGCGGAGGAGCAACGGCCTGCCATTCACAGTCAAGGTCACCTCGCCCCTCCAGGGGTTCTCTGTCCGCGCAGCCATAGATCAAACCGCCGTAAAGGTGAGCGCACCGGCACTGGCCAGAGTGAGCTCATATGTGGCCTCACCATTGTGGCTCCCGGCATAGTCCAGCGCAGTGACCTGGAACGGCCCTTCGATGATGCCAAAATCAGGCACAACCACCTGACAGTCCGGTGTGACGCCATCAAAGAACAATTGCCGCGCCCGCTCATCCGTAGTTTCATCGCGAAATACCCCGGACCCAGAGATCGAAGCCGACCGAACTCCGGCCCCAGCGAGCAGTTCCCGCCAACCGCCTTGGCTTTCGAGACTGGTCACATCTACGCTCTCGGCGTTAAAACTGATCCGCGTCGCACGCAGACCTGCCAGTGTTTCGAACTGCCCATCTCCAGTCATATCCACCTTGATCAACAGATCCTTACCATTCTGGGTAGCCATGAGACCGCCCCCTTTCTAAAGTTTGATTTTGTTGGTTGGTTTTTCTAGCGATGTCTGAATCTTATGGGTCAGTCATCTTCCACCCGCGCCGCAAACATCAGAGTGATACTGCGACCGCCCTCGTCCAGACGCTGGGCGCTGGCACGTTCAAACCAGATGCCCACCAGACGCCCGCGGCTCAGGCTCAACGGCGCATCAACAAGAGCGTCGCATATGGCTGCCGCAGCTTCCTTGGCAACAACAAAACCGGCGCTGCTGGTAAAGACACTCACGATAAAGCGGTGACGCGCGCCACCGCCGCTGACATCCGAACGGTCCAGCACCTCCTCTGCGCCAAGAACTCCGTAGATCTGCGGTAAGGTTCCCGTCGGCATCGCGTCAAACAGATCACTGCCCAGGGTCGCAACCACCGCCGGATCCGCTGCAAGATGTTGAAACACCGACTGCTGTAAGGACGCTGCAAGCGCATAGGTCATTGGGCGAGCTCCTCGATGCATTGACAGGTAAGGTAGCGACCAGCAGGATCTGCCTCACCAACGGCTACGATACGGAAAAAGCGCTGATCCTGGCGAAATCGCTGGCCAGGGCGTGGTCGTGACTGGCTGCCCTGAGGTGTGGCGCGCAGAGTAATCCTGTAGCGTTGCAACGACAGGCTACCCCCCTCTTGCCCCGCGGTCCGGCCAGTTTGCGATTTTAGTGTCCCCCAGAGCAGCCCCAATGGAGCCCAACTCTCCCGGTAACCACCGGCCCCATCGCTGATCCGCTGCGGATCTTCGAGCACCAGCCGCCGCAGCGTTTGCGGCCCCTCGCTTTTGCTCATGCTGTGTCTCCGGTCGACAGCCGCAACAGGCGGTAGCGCTCAATCAGGCTGACAACGCCAAAGGGCATGCATCCTCCATGCAGGCCCGTGTCGTCTCGGTACTCATAATAATGGGCGGCAAGCATCAATACTGCCTGGGCCAAGTCATGGGGCAACCCCTGCCAAGTGGCTGCAAAACCTGCGGCAAATGTGATCTCCAACCGGGCGCCCCCTTGCAAGACCGGCAGGCTTGCGCCACGGGGGTGCAGGCGGGGTTGCTGACTATCTGGCTCCACCCAAAAGCCATCGTTGGGCAGAACTGTCTGATTGCCATCGCCATCAAACAGAGTGATCGAGGTCAGATTGACGGTTGGCGCAATCGGAACAGGTGCATAGTCCATTCGCCGCCAGCCCGTCACGACCCAAAGGAAGTCGCGTTGCAACAGCGCCTTGCTGGTTCGGTTTTCTATTGCGCTCAGAGAGGCCCGCAAAAATCCGGCCAAAACACCGTCCTGCAGATCATCTTCGCCAAAGCCGCTCCCCAATCGCAGGTGTGCCTTGAAGGCCTCTAGCGGCAGGGCCGAATCCGGCACTGGTGTCACTTCGCTCAACATCATCATCAACTCCGCAGGCTCTGATCCCCGAAACGTCCCAATCTGGTTCAGCGGGCACGCAAAGCTCTCTGCCGCTCGGACGGAGGGGGAGCAGCTAGACGACAGAAAACCAGAAGATGCGTACCCGCCAGGGAACCGGGCTGCCGGTTCCCCATTCAGCCAAAGCCCTAGCTCAGGCCGAATTTCAGGAACTTGATGGCAGCAAAATCACTGACATCGCCGCCGATCCGTTTTGTGGCATAAAACAGCACATGGGGTTTGGCGCTAAAGGGGTCGCGCAACACCCGCAAATCCGGGCGTTCTGCAATGGTGTACCCAGAGGCAAAGTCGCCAAAGGCCAAGGACAGGCTATCCGTTCCCGCATCGGGCATATCCTCGGCGATCAAGACCGGATAACCAAGCAGCCGGGCCGGTTCACCAGCGGCCAGACCGTCTGACCACAAGAAACGACCATCTGCGTCCTTGAGTTTGCGCACCAGCCCAGCGGTTTTGGAGTTCATTACAAAGCTGGCGTTGGCGCGATATTGCGCCCCCAAGGCGTAAACCAAATCAATGATCGCATCGCCATCACCAATGCCACCATCCTCCCCTGAGGCGATGTAACCGAGGCTACCCCAGCTCCAGCCACCGTTTTCCACCACAGGGTGGGTCAGAATACCTGTGGGCTTATCGATGCCATCACCGTTCAAAAAGGCGGCGGCTTCGGCGCGGGAAAATTTGTCGGCGATCCGACCGGCCAGCCAGCCCTCGATATCAAACGCACTGTCGTCAAGCAGACGCTGCGACGCCTTTGGCAGGGCGCTGAGCTCATGCAGGGGGATGGTGATCCGGTCGATCACGGGCGTGCCACTTTCAACGGTGGGATCCGTCTCGGTCGCCCAGCCTGCGCCAGTATCACCATGATCAATCAACACGTCGTAGGAGGTTGCTTCGACACTGACCACTGTTGCAACCGCGCGGATGGACGCGGTGGATTGCAGTACCGATTTCACGGTCTCGCAGGTCTGCGGATCCACCAGGTAGCCGCCATCGCTATTGACCGTTGTCGACAGGGCCTTGCTTTCGGGCAAAAGGCTACGCAGGGCTGTCTCATCCCCGGTGCGAATGTAGCCGCAAAAAGCTTTTTGATGGGGAGCCTCAGCTGAAGTGGCGGCTGCAAGATGCGGGCGTCCCGCGCGATTTGTCTTTCGATCCAGCATGGTCATTCGCTCTTCCGTCTGTTTGAACTTCACTTTTACAACGTCCTGAAAACCTCTGAATTCACGTAGAAACCCTGACATTGCCTGGGTCACATCCTGCATCAAAGGGGCTGCCTGTCCGGCCAAATCCGGGGTATCCCGCTTAGTCATGTTTTTGTCCTGTTCTGGTCATCGAAGGTTAAAGGGTTAAGCCTCCCATATCGCGGCTGGCACGGCGCAGATCAGACACCAGTTGCCTCAGCTCACGGTCCTCTGCCTCCGCCTTTTGGCCCATGATCCGCGCTGAGGGCAGCATCGGAAACGTCACCAAAGACACCTCCCAAAGCTCAACCTCGGTAAGCACGCGCCCACCAGCCTCGCCTTTGCGGGCTCGCTTGGTCCGATAGCCGATCGACAGGCCTTCAATGGCTCCGGCTGCGATCAGTGCAGCAGCCTCCGCCCCACGAGAGATCTCCGTTAACAGGCGGCCCTTGACCCATAGGCCACGACCGTCCTCACGTAGCTCTTCCCAAACACCAATGGGCTGCGCCGGATCATGTTGCCAAAGCATCTTGACGCGGCACCCCGTCTTTGCGAGCTGTTTGAGCGAGGCCCCATAGGCCCCCGCTGCGACAATGTCGCCACCTTGATCGGCCTCTCCGAACAGGCTGGCGTAGCCTTGGATCACGTTGTCATCTTGAACCGTCAGCATCTCTCCAAAACGAGAGAACTTATGTTCAAATCCAGTCTCAACCTTCATGAAAGTCCTCACTTAACAGATTGAAAGTACGTCAACTTATCGCCAGCAGGGACTGGAGCGCCCGCATCAGTATCACTGCAGCAACGCCGTATAGCGTCAGCCAAAGACGTCGCTCTAGCCGCTCCAAAAGTTGCTCCAACTGCTGATGTCGGCGTTCCAGGGATTGCAGCTGGACCTGAATGACCTTCTCATGGGCCGAAAGCCGCAGTCCTGGCGCGCAGTCAAAGGGCGGCATTGGGTATTCAGCCATCCATTTCCCCCTCGGGCAGCGGCGGCAGGCCAAGCAGTTTCCGTTTCTCCGCCTGACTGAGGAAATCGGCCGTCGCAACCCGCCGCCACTGGCGTTCGCGCTCTTCTGACAGGGCAGATACCTGGTCAAGATCTGGCTTGAGCTCAATCAACTCACCGCCATAACCAGAGAGCCAATCGGAGAGGCCAGCGGCGATCCGGGCGACCAAAGGCACCACTGTCAGCCGATAGAAGGCCCGGTTCGCTTCTTGATAGTTTGAATAGGCGGTGTCTCCGGGAAGGCCCAAGAGCATGGGCGGCACCCCAAAGGCTAGGGCAATTTCACGGGCAGCGGCTTCCTTTGTCTTTTGGAACTCCATATCTGACGGAGAAAACCCCATCGGTTTCCAGTCCAGCCCACCTTCCAGAACCATGGGTCGCCCAGCATTACGCGCCCCCTGAAAATTGGCCTCGACTTCATCGCTCAATCGGCGAAACTGGTCGTCTGACAGGGCTCCCTGCCCATCACTGCCCGCCCAAACCAGCGCCCCTGAGGGGCGCGCAGCGTTGTCCAATAACCCTTTGGACCATTGAGACGCTGCTGAATGCACATCCAACGAAAGCGCCGCAGCCTGAATCGGTGCTAGCCCATAGTGGTCATCCTGCGGATGAAAGTTCTTCAGATGCAGGATCGCAGCACGCCCGCCCTCACAGGCAAAGCGATGCTTGCGCCCGCCCACCGTGTAGTCATAGGCCTGTGGCCAGCCATCTGGCCCAGGGACAATCGACATGCGATCGGGGCGCAGCAGGTGCAGCTCCGCAGGCCAGTTCTCGTCCTCGCTCACGGCCTCTACATAGGCGTTTCCAGAAAGCATCAGGTGGCCAAACAGAGTTTCGAAGAAATCCTGTCGGGTCTGCGCCGCATTTGGGCGAGTGATGAGCGTGAGCAACGGATGGGTCTCATACCGCTGCGCAGCGTCCTGCACCACCAGCGGCAGCGCTGCTGCTGCTTCGATCACCATACGCACCGCGCGAAAGCCGACGGGGTTGCTCTGGTAACCCAGACGCGTCAAGGAGTTGTTATCCCTTGCACTGAGCGGGAATGCCCCACCGGCCTGAATAGCAATACCACGCGTGGCGGCACTGGACTTGGACTGCGTTGCATTAGCCGGAACCGCCAGAGGCTCGCTGGGCTGTGTCTTGCGCCAAGGTAGGTCAAACCTCATGGGCCGCTCCTGTAATCAAGTCTTCGGGCATCGCGCCCTTTGCAGAAGAAAAGATATGACCTGGAGATCTAAAGATCCGCGATGGGCAGCGTGCTCGCCTCGCGAAACGGAGAGTCTATGGCACTGTATTTAAGGGCATATACCTCTGTGTGAGATGTTGCATCGCCCCATAGGCCTAGACCATTCGGGCCCGTGGCAGGCCTTTGCGCAGGCTCGGTTCCAGGATAAGCTGGTGCAGCGCCCAAACCAGTGCATCAACCCGGTCCGGAGAGCCCTGCCCCTGAAAGCCCTGTTGCGACATCTGGCACATCTGCTCTTCCAACTCCGCCAGGCCTGGCAAATGATGCACCCGATGCTGCTCATAAAGTGCGGCAACAGGTTCTGCGCGCACGACCTTCCCCCGGCTGGCGTGAACTGGCTGAAAACCCACCAATGGGTCGATCTGGCGCAACAGATTTTCCACCAACGCGCCCCCCTGGTTTACCTCGGCCACCACCCGATCGGCTGCAAACTCCTGATGTGCTGCGATCACCGCCTTGGCCCAGGCCAGCGGGCCGACCCCCTGAACTGTGCGGTCCGCCAAGACATAGGCGCGCCAAGTCTCCACTGGCCCCTGCAGGCAGGCCCCCGCAACAATGATCCCACAGGCATCCGAACCCTTCCCCGAACTTACAGCCGGATCCACCGCCACAACGATACGGTCCAGCGCAGGGGCTGTGGGCACCTGCAACTCGGCCAATTGAGCGGCCCGCCAAATTGCCCCCTCAACGTCGCTCAGTAGAATCCCATCCAGCTCCTGACGCCCCAGTCGGGACCCTGCATAGCGGGCGCGGACTTCGCTCAGGAACGACGGCGCCAGATTGGCCCGGTTGGCCTCGGTGGCTGCGTGGCTTTTCACCGTTGATGGGCTTGCCAACAGTTGCCGCAACAGGGCTGCGTTACGCGGAGTCGTGGTCACACAAACGCGCGGATCATCCCCCAACCGCAGCGAAAACTGCAGCATATCCCAGGCCTCTCTCGCGCGCCGCCATTTGGCCAGTTCATCCGCCCAGGCAGTGTCAAACTGCGGCCCGCGCAGTGCCTCAGGGTCATGCGCAGAAAAGGCCTGAGCCATGGCACCATTGGCCCAGATCAGTTTACGTTCACCAGCCTTCCATTGTGGCCTGCGGTCTGAGGGGGAACAGGCCAGAATGCCACTATCGCCCAGGATCATAACATCACGCACCTGATCATAGGTTTCCCCAATCAGGGCAAGCCTTCGCCCCCGTCCAGGGCCAAGGGGGGTGGCCCCTTCGACCTGCGTGCGGATCCATTCTGCGCCAGCGCGGGTTTTGCCTGCCCCACGCCCCCCCAGGATGACCCAGGTGCGCCACTCTCCCGACGGGGGCAATTGGTGCGCATGCGCCCAGAACTCAAACAGATAGGGCAAGCAGAGGATCGCATTGTCACTTAAGCCGTTGATCAGTGCTTTCTGCACCTGCGGTGACGCGCAGGCGATCCAGGCGGCAGCTGACTTCAGCTCGGGCTGCGGCGAGATCTCGCCCTTGCTGATCCTCGAGGCCCTGGGCGGTGTGTTCGACAAGGGTTTTCTCCACTTTCTGGCAATCTCTGATGAGCCCCTCAAGTTTTGCGATCCGGGGAAGTGGCCCAT